GGGACAGATTACTTCTTTCCCAGAAACTCTTACGATTGGCGATTCTTACACCGAAGCCAACGGTCGTGCTATACAAATCCCTGTTGTTGATACAAATGGCGTGCCAATTTCTTCAACTGGCAGTTTGTATTTTTCCTCGGCTACGGTAACATTCGTCATCAAGCGAGCGGGAGAATTGGATTCCGACCGCATCATCTCTGGAACAGCCACATTTGTTGATCCGCCGGGAACAGGTACAGGCGACGAAGCACCCTACGTTGTAGTTGAACTCTCTTCCTCAGAAACTCTCAAGGGACTGGTGAAGTACAAGTACACAGGGATTCTGACCTTCACATGGCCCGGAACTTCAGATGAAGTCATGTCCTTCGAGACGAATACGATTACTTTCAGGGAATAGTGTGAGGCACCCCCATGCCCCGCAGGAAACCGAAGCCGCAAGTTCCTGAACTGGAACTTGAAACGGTACCAGAACTTTCATTTGTCAAACCAGTCAACGGGAAGACACCAAGAACTCTGATCATACCGGACCCAGTGTACGAAAAGGAAAAACTTGTCGGCTGGCAGAAGACTGCAGTAGACATTGTCCCATTCCTTCGCAGTATCCCGATGTACGATCCATTCGCCAGTGCCAAAGGCTACTACTTTGACACACAAGAATGGGAGCGTGTCTGGAGGTTCATGACAGAGTATTGTTGCTTTCCCGAAGGCTATCTGACAGGTCTGCCCTTTGTGCCTGAACGCTGGCAGTCGGCAATCTACGCCAACATGCTGTGCTGGAAGCATGAAGAGACAGATCTTCGCAGATACCGTGAATGCTTCATCTTTGTCCCTCGTAAAAACTCGAAGACTTCCAGCTTTGGTGCAGTGATCAGTCTGTTTGTATTCTTCTGCGACAAGGAGAAACGAGGTCAGTTGTATTGTGCCGCAGCAGACACCGAGCAGGCAGCCTTGAACTTTCGTCATGCTATCTACATGATCGAGAACAACAGGGTTCTGATCGGCAAACTGCGAGACAACAAAGTCTTTCGCAGTACCAAGTCTTTCGAGCACAAGGACGGCTCGATCTTCAAGGTACTGTCTTCCATCGCTGACACAAAGCACGGTCTCTCACCAAACTTTGTGTACATCGACGAAGTCCATGCTCACCCCGACAGTGAACTGATTGACGTTCTGTTGACTGGTACAGGCTCACGACAGGAACCCTTAACCCTTTACACAACCACCGCTGACTACGATCGTCCGAGTCCCTGCAACACTCTGTACGAGAAAGCCAAGGCAATAGCCCAAGGCCGACAGTTCGATCCTACTTTCCTCCCAGTAATTTATGAAGCCGATCGAGACGATGACTTCCGTAAAGAGTCTGTCTGGAGGAAAGCCAATCCAAATTTCGGTAAGTCAGTTACAAGAACGTACTTCGAACAACAGGTTCGCTCAGTTGAAAACAACCCAGTCGAACTGAACCGTTTCCTGCGTCTGCATCTGAACATTCGAACCAAAACAGAAACAGCATGGATTCCTTCGCATGTGTGGTGCAACGGCAATCCCAAACCTGACGAAGTTCGTTTACTCTCAGTCGCAGCAATCAAAGACTGGATATCGGAGCATTCACTCTGGCATAATGTCGGCAATGACAGTCGCTTTACGACAGCGACTTCGATCGACGTGTATCTGGCAAGACACCAGTTGTACTGGTCTTGGTACATCAACAAAGTCGAGGAACTGAAAGATGAAGAATGCCATGCTGGTTTTGATAACTCCCAAGTTCACGACTTGGCATCTCTATCCCTATTCTTCCCAACTAAGGGCATTCTGCTCAACTGGTCTTGGTGTCCTGCAAAGAGCATTTACCAACGCAGTCACGAACAGAGCCTGCCTTACGGATTGTGGTATGACGCTGGTCTGATCAACTCTACCAGTCCACTCGAAGCTATCGACGAAGATGCTATCATCGCTGCCATGCTGGGAGATTCCAGTCAGACTGGTATCTTAAATCATTTTCGAGGTTGCAGAGAGATCGTTTTTGACCGATACTGTGTTCACGCAATCTACTCAGGTCTGAAGAAATACGGATTCCCCAGCAGAGCCTATCCACAAAACTTTGCTGGTATGAATGAACCTTGCAGACGCATGAGTGCTTTAGTCCAGGACGGTATGCTGTTTCATGGCGGGCATCCTGTTCTGGACTGGATGATTGGGAATGTTGTTATCCAGCAGTCTCGGGATGGACTGATGCGACCGGATAAGTCAAAATCAGTCAACAAGATTGACGGTATTGTTGCAAGTCTGATGGCGATTGGTTCGCACCTGTATCCGGAAGACGAAGTTATCACAGATATTCGATCACTCAGGTGAACTATGTTCCGATGGCTTCGTAAAAGTGAACCGTCCATTCCCGCCAGCAGGGTCAGCAGCCTTGTGGGGAACCTTGTCGATGCTGCCTGGAATGCCACAGGCACAATGACCTGGCGGGATATGTTCGGGATCATGAATCACGAACGATCCTACACCGATCAATCCCAGACCGCCCTGAGACTCTCTGCAGTCTTCTGTGGCGTCAAGATCTACACCGGGATGATCAATTCCCTTCCCCGACGAATGTACGCACTGGAAGCAGGCTCTGGCGAGCGTACACGAGTGGTCACGTCTACCGAGCACCCAGCCGCCCGCTTGTTCTCTCATTACTTCCACCCAGAACTGCTTTCTGACGATGCTCTGATGATGATCGTCTACGACGTTCTGATGGACGGTAACTGTTACTTCCTGAAAGAGACGGACACCCAAGGCCGCACCAGCCGTCTGTACTACATTCATCCTTCCAGAATCTGTCGAGGAAACATCTTCCGTGCCAACGGTGGTGAGAACCTTTCAACAGGTCGTGTAGCTGCATCCGGAGAACTGCTGTACCGCATCGACACAGGACTGTCTGAGCGTGACCTGAAGACCGAGCCGCTGATCGTACCCAAGGACAGCATTGCTCACTTCCGCAGTCACGTACTCGATACTCAGTACCACCGTGGTCAGGGCTTCATTCAGAACAATGCCCGTGTCATGGATCTGTACTCAGCCAGCGAAGAGTTCGGCTGGAAGTTCTACACTCGTGGTATTGCGACCCAGATGTTCCTGACCACTGAGAATCGTTTGGACGCTCAGGTACTGAAGCGTATCGAAGCGAACTTCTCGGAAGATCCTGACGCACCTCTGGAGTCCATATTCCGGACTCGTGTACTGGAACAGGGCCTTAAGCCTGTTCACATGGGTATTCCATTCCAACACCTGCAGTTCATTGAGACTCGTGCATTCAGTGTCGAAGACATTGCTCGCGGTCTCAATGTTCCTCCCGTGCTGCTGCACAGTTACATGGGCACCAAAGCCGGTGACGTGGATATCTCGGCTGCCATGTCGATGTTCATCCAGTCTTCGATCGGCCCGTTACTGTCACGAATCTGCAGTCAGTTCAGAACAGAAGTGTTGCCGATTCCGAGCCACATGTTATTCCTGTTCGAGTTCGAGCAGTTGTACCTGTATCGCAACGTCATCGACAAGTTCAGCAATGCTCTGCGTAACCTGTTTGAGACTGGTATTATCAATCGCCGTCAAGCCAGTAACCTGCTCGGTATGCACATTGATCCGCGAGACGCTGCAGCAGACCCACGCTACGTACCTGTCAACCTAATGACCGTAGAGCACTCTCTTCACCTCGAAGAAGGTGCAAGGCTTGCCAACGAAGCCACAACAGCCAGCACAGAGGCTCAGCAGAAATCCAACGAAGGTATGGTCTCCGCTGAAGAGTACGCCGCAGTCGAACAGAAAGCCGCAGCCAAAGCAGAACCACCATCCGGACGAATGGACAAGTCTCCTTCTCAGTCCGGCATTGATAAGCGACTGCGTAATGCGTTCATGCGTACTGTTCGTGGTATCCACAACTACGAGCAGAAGGTACTGGAGCAGAAGCGTCAATCTCGCCCGGATGACTACGAAGTCGCTGTGTCCGAGTTCTATGCAGCAGACGGCAAACTGGCCACCATGCTGAACGAACAGGTGTCTGAATGGTCCGATACCTTCGGCAACACCGTAACCAATTTTATCTCTACATGGCTTTCCACTCAGAAGTTTCCAGAGGGTATCGAAGATGAAATCAATCGTACTGAACAGCAAGCCGCTTGACGGTAGCCGGACTCTGCAGACCACTGCTGCGTTCAACAATGATGAACTCTGCATCTACGACAGCATAGTCTCAGAGAAGTGGAATCCGGAAGATCCATACGTTACTCCTGACGAAGTCATCAACTTCCTGAAGGATGCACCGTCTGAACTTACGGTACGCATCAACTCCTCGGGCGGCGAAGTCGGTGCAGCAATGGCGATGTACAATCGTCTGCTGGAGCACAAGGGCACTGTCAACACGATCGTTGATGGATACGCATTCAGTTCTGCCGGTTGGTTGGCACTGGCCGGATCAAACCGTCAGATCTGCAACGGCGGTCTGTTCATGATGCACAACCCGTACATGTACGAAGTGATTGACAGTCTGGCATCCATCAAGGCTGCTGAGAACCGCTGGGAAGCCCATCGCAACGCCATTGTGAATATCTTCACCTCCAGAACTTCTATGAAAGCCGAAGAGGTTCAGAACCTGATGGAAGCCACCACCTATTACGGTGCTCAGGAAGCCGTAGATAAGGGACTGTTCCATTCAGTTCGTAACGCCCAACCGCAGAATGCTATGCTGAACAGC